ATAGTTTACATGCAACAGCCAGAAATTTCGATACACCCTCTTATTGGACGCTTACTTTCTAACTCCCTCAGCCATAATAGCCATCCTCCTTTGTATTTTTGATAGTTTACGCCTGAAAATAGGCAAAAAAGGGTACAAAAATAACACCGAACAAACTTTTTGGTTGTTCTGGTGTCCAGAAAATGGTATTATATATCCGGGTGATTGTCCATTTTCTGGATGATCAATTTCAACTGCCGTCCTGGTGTTGGCGCACCGGGGCGGTTTTTTAGTTTACTGAATCTGTTCTACAACACCTGTGGCAATGTCAATGTGATACTCCGCAAGCAAAGTACCGCCGCAAGCAGCCTTTGCGCTATGCTCTTCTTTATCTACATAGTCAAGCACACGAAGGTCAAGGAAACTGCCAAAGCAATTTATGCAGTTTACGGTTTTATTCGAGAAATTGTATAAGACATGAACTTCGTCGTCAGACTCGAAATATGTATCGTAATAGCATAAAGTGTAATATTGAAACTCTACTTCGCCCTTGGCAAAAGTAACTTTGCGCCACTTTCCAGTTGCGTCGTCAGGGAACTCTAATGGACCGTTTAAGTCGAAATCGATTGCAAGACTATCGCCGATCGGCGTGAATGCAACGGAATTTTCGGAAGATTCACTACTTGCTGAAACAGATTCTTCAGAGATATTTTCTGTAGCGGTAGAATCCGAAATAGCCGAAACGTCAGCAATAACAGAACTGCTTGTGGTTTCGGTAGAAGAGTCTGAGAATTCAACGGATGCAGAAGAGGCGCTGGCAGAGAAAGAAGCAGATGAATCACTTGATGATCCGCACGCGGTCAGCGCAGAAGCAGTAAGCACCGTGGCCAGCATAAGGGTTACAATTTTCTTTTTCATATGTGTTCTCCTTTTTGAAATGTATTTAATGTGTAGGATATAATATCCCATTTATATACGTGAGGAATACTGAAAAATTACATGTCATTTTGAGTATTACAAATTATATAATCGTGTTGAGGAGTTTTAATTCCTCGGCGGTAGGCGTCCGCCCAGCCTTTTTTATCATGCGCATCATACGTTTTCTTTCGTCGATGCCATAAGTGAAGGCTTTTTTACACGTTTCAATAGATTTTTCGTACTCATCTTGGCGTTCATATAATAGAGCCAGTCTTTTGAAAAGGTTTGTCTTTAAGGGAACCTCACCATATTTTAGGTCTACCTTGCAGAGCTGGTCGTAAAAGGCAAGTGCTTTATAACAGTTTTTTTCAATTTCCTTCGCAAGTAAACCATGATAATTCTTAGAATTATATAATTCAGACCATAGATGTTCAATGTTTTCCGATATAGAATAATATTTCTTAAATATAGGCCGCATTTCTTTTTCATAATTTAAATGCGTATCTATTGGATCATATTTAAAATGCCAATTGTGTTCTCTCTTTAACCTAGCCCATTCGTTATCATTCCCGCCTAAATGAAGATATTCAAGCCAATTTTCGTATTCGGTCAATGTAAAATTAGGTTCAAATGAAATTTGTTTTGAAAAAAGTTTTGAGAAAAGCCCCATACGTTTACCTCGATTCTTTGTATTGATAATTCTCGAATTACATCAGCTGCAAAGATAGAACAAATCGAATTATATAGTTTTGGCTGTTTTCGGAATAATTTTTTTCAACATACAGATACTGTCTGCATGAAGATATTAATTGCAGAAATCATCTATAAGAAAAACCTCTCACTCCGGCAGGTGTCAATTCTGACCGGAATCCCGAAGTCCACGCTCAATGATCTGTGCAAGGGAAGCATACCGCGATTGGATACATTGGAGCAGATCGCCAAGGGCTTGCAAGTGCGGATGCACGATTTATATGACAGCCCTTATAAGTGATTTTTAAAAAGTGTCCGAGATTTCGGACGATTTCCAAAATTTACTAATTTTCGCCCTTTTGATCCGTAATATTAATATAGAGAACAAAGTGTTCGAGAAAAGATATTGAAATCGAACGAATGTTCGTATATAATAAAACCAGATCGGAGGGTACATATTATGGATGATTACAAGAAACTTATAATTGAAATGCTCGATCATGCCGATGATAGGAGATTATTCCTGATCTATACGTATGTTAAAGCGATCTTGGGGCTGAAGTAATCAGCCCTTTTTTTCTTGCAATAATTCAACCATCTTCTGTAGAACTTCCCAGTCTGATTCATCCAATGCAGCCAGCATGGATATAAACTTTTTCTGAAAGGTATCTTCTTCGTCTTTTAGAATGCCGCCGACAAAAGCGGCGATCTGTTCGTCACGGGACGCTTCGATAAACATTTCCCCTTCACCAGTGCGTAGCCAGGTCTCATTGACTCTTCCTTTTGGGAAGTCTGTCTTACATATAAGAGAGATAACAGCATCACTGGGTGCATTTTTTCCTACTTCATAAGCACTGATATTTCCTCGCGCGGTTCCTAATACATCAGCAAATTCTTGCTGAGTCATTTCCAATTCGTTTCTTAATTTTTTGAGACGTTTATACATTTATGTGTTCACCTCTTTTCTTGATTTTGATTATAACGCATGAATAAAAGAAAATCAATATAAAAAGTTGGTAAATTGCAAAAAGTTGGTAAATGTCAAAAATACTATTGACAAATGAGATTAACCAGCATATAATCGCAATATACCAACAAAGAAAGGAAGTGAAACGAGATGTCAGAAAGAGAAAAACAGATTCTGGAAACAATCGCAACGGCAATCCCCAAAATGTCTGATTTTGACAAGGGTTATCTCTTGGGTATGGGAGAAGCCATGGTAAGCCAGAAACAGGATGACAGAAAAAAGAAAGAAGGTGAGTTACATGAACACGTTCAAGAATTACGGATGCCCTAAGGGAGCACCGGGAGCTATGGGCGTTGACTATGCACAGCTTGAAAAAACAATTTCTTTTGCTATGCATCAGTTCATGGCGAAAAGAGAAGAGATCTTGCTTGGCGGGAAACCAGAGCCACCAGAGGTAACAGGATATAAAGTTTATATCTATTACAACGGTGGCGCGGCTGAGTTTTGGTTATGGCGTGAGAATCAGTGGGTAAATTGGTCTTATATGGAACAATGAAGAGTTTCAGCGAGTTCTACAAAAGGCTGCCGGAATGATTCTCCAGAAAGGATGCTCCAATAACTTAAATACCGAGTAAGTGAGCGTTCATCTTCTGGTAACCTGCTTAAAAGGGGAACAGTTTCCCATAATGCAGGGTATTTGCGAAAAATTGGTAGAAGTAATTTGGCAATTTGCAAATTGAAATTTCTGTCATAGCATTCGGAAACAGCATGAACCCAAATATTAGAAGATGGATCGGAGACATCCAAAAGATTTTGAAGGTTAGATACGGAATTCATGCGATTATCGCAGTAGGAGATAAAAGATCCCGCGTATTCGGGATGACCGAGGATTCCACTTTTCGCCCAAACAATGGCCAGCTGTTCCATGAAAAACAAAGAGGAAAGTTCGCAAATGCTTTCTTCAAACCATCGCATCTTTTGTGGAACTGGATTTCCAATTAAAAGGTGACAGAATTCATGGGAAAATTGATAGGCTATTTGAGACCAAGAAGTGTCCATACAGCAGATATGAATTTTATCGTAAGTAGAAGCGGTTTCTGGGTGTTCAAAGCGAATATCATTTATAAGTCGGAATGTAGGGGCTTGTTTGTGAAAATACGGTTCCATCAATTTGATCAGCTCGTCAATGATAACTACGATGTTCGAAGTGTTTGGCACATATGCTTTTTCGGTGTAGTGAAAGCGAGATTGGATAATGGTTACATCACTATTCATGGCAATTCTCCTTTTCAAAATATTTTGAAAGAAGTATAACACAAAATCAAAAATAAAGATAGAAAGAAGGAATTAGATGAACGAGTTGTTAAAAATTAACTACGAGGCAGAACAGCCGACCGTATCAGCAAGAGATTTACATGAAGCACTGGAAATTAGAGAGAGATTCAGCTTGTGGTTTTCAAGGTATGTGGATGTTTTTGAAAAAGGCACGGATTATCAAAGCGTAGGCAAACCTACGGTTGTAAACAATGGTGCAAAAAGAGTTCTGGATGATTTTTTATTGTCAACGGATATGGCGAAACACATTTCCATGATGACAAAAACCGAAAAAGGAAAAATCATGCGTCAGTACTTCATCGATCTGGAGAAAGCCTGGAACACTCCGGAGCAGGTGATGGCAAGGGCGCTGAAGCTCGCAGACAGAACCATCGACACTCTGAAAGAAGATAACAAGAAACTGATTGATGAGAACGAGCGCATGAAGCCGAAGGAAATCTTCGCGGACGCGGTGAGCGCAAGCACCAGCTCCATCCTGATCGGCGACCTTGCGAAGCTCCTGCGTCAGAATGGCGTAGATACCGGACAGAAAAGACTGTTTGAACAGCTCCGAAACGAAGGTTACCTTATGAAGACTGGATCCAGTCGGAACATGCCGACGCAGCGATATGTAGCAGACGGCCTGTTCCAGATCAAAGAAACCGTGATTTCCAATCCGGACGGCAGCGTGCGGATGACTAAAACCACAAAGGTAACCGGAAAAGGCCAGCAGTATTTCCTGAATAAGTATTTGAAGAATAAGGAGGCAGTATGAGCCAAAAAAAATTGAGTGAGTACATCGAAGCTCTGGACGGGATCACGTATCCGCAGTGGGTAAAGCTGAGAACTGGGATTGATATGCAGTTTGATTTCTCCAGAAGAGAGCTGGAAAAAAAATATGCAGATCTCTTCCGGAGAAACAGCACGACTTATCCGTTTGGATTTTGGAGATGCAAGCTTTAGGTGATGCTGATGTTCGACATAGCAGTAGTAATTACTGTACTTGGAATGAATGCACTTTCCGCATTGTGCTATTCAAGAGAAAAGAAACGTACAGGCCTTATTTTAAAGGCACTGGCAGATGGCATTTCTTTAATATTTGTCTGTACTCGATGAAGATTGTTTTTGACAGGTCCTCAAAAATCTCGTCCATTTTTTGAGCACATTCTTCATATGGATATTCTGGATTGCCATTTTCAGCTTCCGCCAAGTTTAGGAATGCTAAATAGAAATCAGAATACATTGCCTGAGATAGTGGTTCCATGAGATGGATGTTTTGAGTCATTATATCCAAAAATGTGGAACGTACTTCAATAGACATAGTGCTCAACTGATTTTGAGGGAAGAATCCCATGCGATATCTCTGATAAAACGGGACATAAAATTTTAAAAGCTGTTCTTTTCTGACGTTGTATTTTCTGTCGGATGAGTCTTTTATCGAGTTTAGATAAACAAGGGTAAACGACCCAATTACAGTGATTACAGAAACAATAACAGAGCTATTCACGATGATCTCCTTTCAAAAAACTCGGGCATGGCAGTGCCCTGTATAACCAGAATAGGAGTGGAACAGTAAAAAGTCAATAAAAAGAAAAAGTCCCACAGGAAGGACCAATTCCCATGGGACGAATACAAAAAAACAATTTGCAACTACATAATAGCTCAAAAATGGTTATGAATCAATAGAAAATCATTACGGAGACGGGTTGCATACGATAAGGAAGAGGTGGTGCCTTATGAAAGAAATCATGGTTGTTACTCGGATCACAATCGGAGGACAGCAGTATACAGCAGAGGAACTCGGAGAAGAGAAAGCAAAAGAGATCGTTCGCCAGCGGATGGAAGCCGCGGTGGAGTCGATGGGGTATGAAAGGAGTAAGGAATGAAAGCATCAGATAGAGCTGCGTTGGCAATCGGCGCGGTTGGTACATGGATCTACATCGGCGGCGTGGATTCCGACCTGTGGGGACGCGCCGCCCTGGGAGCTGGAATGTTCCTTCTGGCGCTCGTGGCAAAGAAGATCGGCGATTACGTCGAAGAGTGCCGCGAGGAGCAGGAAGAGCGGGAAGAAGAGCGCCGGGACGAGGTGTTTGCGGCGTGGATCCGCTCAGGGTCGTTGAAAGAAGGGTGAGAATGATGCAGATTGTTGAATATACGGAGGCCGTGGATCTGACGATGCACGGAATGCGTGATGATATCTACGTCATGCATCCGGTTGCCATCAGCAGTATGACCATGCAGGATGTGCGCGCGGCCGCTGAGGCTGGTGCTGTGTTTGCGGTAATGCAGACCAAGTCGGAAGAACGGCCAAAGAAAGAGCCGGATCCAAAAGCAGAGGCAAAACCAACGCCCCCCCGAAGCGCCCTGCAGGACAGGGCCGTAAGAAAAAATTGGATACCGGCAAAATGACGGCGCTTCGAAATGCCGGATGGTCCTATGAAAAGATTGCAGACGAAATGGGCTGCAGTGCGGGGACCGTGTGGAATTACTTTAACAAAGGCAAGGAGGATAAGAAAGATGTCAGTGAAAATCAATAAGCTTGAAATTGAAAATGTCAAGCGAATCAAGGCAGTAAAACTGGAACCGACGGCAAACGGTCTGACCGTCATCGGCGGCAGAAACAACCAGGGTAAGACATCGGTGCTGGATTCCATCGCATGGGCACTGGGTGGCGAAAACTTCAGACCATCAGATGCAACGCGTGAGGGATCCATCATTCCGCCCAACTTAAAAATCGTATTAAATAACGGTTTGATCGTTGAGCGTAAAGGCAAAAACAGCGCGTTGAAGGTAACAGATCCAAGTGGTCAGAAAGCCGGACAGTCGTTGCTGAACACTTTTGTCGAATCTCTGGCGTTGAATCTTCCGAAGTTCATGGAGAGCTCCGGAAAGGAAAAGGCACAGACGCTGCTGCAGATCATCGGCGTTGGTAATCAGTTGGCTGAACTGGAGAATGACGAGAAAGAGCTGTACCAGGACCGGCTGTACATCGGCCGGACCGCGGATCAGAAAGAGAAGTTTGCAAAAGAACAGCCGTATTATCCGGATGCTCCGAAAGATCTGGTGTCAGCCTCGGAGCTGATCCGACAGCAGCAGGACATCCTTGCTCAGAATGGCGAGAATCAACGGAAAAGAGAACAGGCAGGAAAGATCCGGGAAGAGACCAAACGCGCTTATGACGAAGTGAAACGGTTGTCTGAACAGCTGGAGGCTGCAAAGCAGCATCACCTGCAGCTGGTAAAAGATCTGGAAACTGCCGAAAAGTCGGCCGCTGATCTGGTGGATCAGTCCACCAAGGAACTGGAAGACAGCATTTCCAATATTGAGGAAATCAATCGAATGGTACGCGCAAATCTGGACAAGGAGAAGGCGGAGGATGATGCAAAAGAATACCGCCGTCAGTATGATCAGCTTTCGGAGAAAATTACTTCTGTCCGGGAAAAGAAAGCCAATCTGCTTTCATCGGCGGAACTGCCGCTTCCGGGGCTTTCTGTAAAGGAAGGCGAGCTGGTGTATAAAGGACAGAAATGGGACAACATGTCCGGTTCTGAACGATTGATGGTATCAACAGCCATTGTCCGGAAATTAAATCCAGAGTGTGGCTTTGTCCTTCTGGATAAGCTGGAGCAGATGGATCTGCAGACACTGCAGGAGTTTGGCTCCTGGCTGGAGCACGAAGGTCTGCAGGCGATCGCTACCAGGGTAAGTACCGGTGATGAGTGCAGCATCATAATCGAAGACGGTTATGTGGTTGGACAGGCGCAGGCTGAACAGCCACAGCAAAAATCATGGAAGGCAGGTGTATTTTAATGGAAATTATCAAAGGTGTAATTCCCTGTGCAAAAAAAGTTGTGGTTTATGGTCCGGAAGGAATTGGCAAATCTACGTTTGCCAGTAAATTCCCGGATCCGGTGTTCATTGATACTGAGGGTAGCACGAACTCAATGGATGTTGCCCGGTTGCCAAAAGCTACAAGCTGGCAGAACCTTCTTGACCAGGTGGACTACATCCGGACGCATCCGGACGTGTGTAAAACGCTTGTGGTTGACACGATCGACTGGGCGGAGTCTATGTGCATCCAGTTTATCTGCGATAAGCATCGGAAGTTTGGAATCGAGGATTTCGGGTATGGAAACGGCTATACCTATGTAAAAGAGGAGATTGGCCGGTTCCTGAATCGGCTTTCAGAAGTTGTGGAAGCGGGCGTCAACGTGGTTCTTACAGCACATGCGCAGATTAAAAAATTTGAACAGCCGGATGAGCTGGGAGCTTATGACCGATGGGAACTGAAGCTTGGAAAGAAAACAACATCCCAGACATCGCCGCTGATCAAGGAATGGGCGGACATGCTGCTGTTTGCCAACTACAAAACGTTTTCCATTGCAGTTGATGACAAGGGAAAGAAGAGGAAAGCGCAGGGCGGTGAGCGTGTCATGTACACGTCACATAACGCCTGCTGGGATGCAAAGAACCGTTTCGGTCTGCCGGATGAGGTTCCGTTTGACTACAAAGTCATTCAGAGCATTATAGAACAGGGAAAAGCTTCCGCAGATATGAAACCGTACAAAGCTGCAGAAGTACCTAAAACGGCGTCAGCTCCTGAGCCCGTTCCGGAAGCTCCGAAGCCGACAACGCCAGAAGAAGTAACTGGGGAACAGATGAATCTTCCACTGGATGAGCCGCCTAAAACGCCGGATCCTGCAGGGGAGAACAGTCTGGATCCGGAAATCCCGAAGGCACTGCGAGACCTGATGGAAACTTATCACGTAGATGAATGGGACGTGGAGAACGTCGTAGAAGCGAAAGGGTATGTTCCGGTCGGCACAAAGATCAAAGATTACGATGTCGTAAATCCTGGCATTATCGAGGGGCTTCTGGTAGCCTGCTGGGACCAGGTCTATGCTGCAATCAAAGAAATGAAAGAAAAACAGGAAATTCCATTTAATTAAGGAGGAAAACGATTATGTCAGTAGAAGGAAGAGAACTTGGATGGGATGATTCTATTAAACAGGATTCCCAGAACTTTGATCCAATCCCGGAGGGGGATTACAACGTAACCATCGAGAAATATGACCGCAGCAGATCCAAAGGAGAAGGAAAGCTCCCGCCATGCAATATGGCAGTCGTGTACTTTATTGTACACGGACAAGACCGTGAGATTACAATTCGCGAGAACTATATCTTACATAGCAGTCTGGAATGGAAGCTGTCGGAGTTGTTCCGTGGTGTTGGCCTGAAAAAAGAGGGCGAAGAGCTCAGAATGGACTGGAATTCACTTCCGGGAAAAACGGCAAGAGCAAAAATCGGCGTGAAGCCGGGAATCAAAGATCCAAATAAGAAGTTCAATTACATCGAAAAGCTGTATCCGAAAGACTCGGATAAGCCAGCATTTACGCCAGGGAGATTTTAAATGGAACTGAGACCGTATCAGAAAGAAGCAAAAGAAGCTATTTTTGAACAGTGGGACAGCGGGGTGTTAAAAACCCTGCTGGTCCTTCCTACTGGATGTGGAAAGACAGTAGTTTTTGCTAAAGTAACAGAAGAGTGTGTCCGGCAGGGTGATCGTGTCCTGATCCTGGCACACAGAGGGGAACTGCTGGAACAGGCGGCAGATAAGCTGATGAAGACAACCGGTCTTGGCTGTGCGCTTGAAAAGGCAGAGAGTTCCTGTCAGGGGAGCTGGTTCCGCGTGGTAGTTGGCTCTGTGCAGACACTGATGAGAGAAAAACGCCTGAACAGCTTTGATCCTTTTTATTTTAATACAATCATCATCGACGAAGCCCATCACTGTATTTCGGACAGCTACCAGAGAGTGCTGCAGCATTTCCCGCATGCGCATGTATTGGGAGTAACAGCGACACCGGACCGCGGCGATATGCGGAATCTTGGAGTTTATTTTGAATCGCTGGCCTATGAATATACGCTTCCAAAAGCAATCAAAGAAGGGTATCTGTCCCCAATCAAGGCACTGACTATTCCGCTCAAAATTGATATGAGTAGTGTATCAGTGCAGGCTGGAGACTTTAAAGCAAGCGAAATCGGCACCGCACTGGATCCATATCTGCAGGGGATCGCAGAAGAAATGCAGAAATACTGCATGGATAAGAAAACAGTGGTATTCCTTCCGCTGGTAAAGACCAGCCAGAAATTCCGTGACTTGCTGAATCAGTATGGATTTAGGGCGGCAGAAGTAAATGGAGACAGCCAGGACAGAGCTGAAATTCTGAAAGATTTTGATGCCGGGAAGTATAACGTGCTGTGCAATTCGATGCTCCTGACAGAGGGCTGGGATTGCCCGTCTGTGAATTGTATTGTGGTTCTCAGACCAACCAAGGTGCGGAGCCTGTATTGTCAGATGGTGGGGCGCGGTACCCGATTGTCCCCGGAAACAGGAAAAGACCATCTACTGTTGCTTGATTTTTTGTGGCACACAGAGCGGCATGAGCTGTGCCATCCGGCGAGCCTGATCTGCGAAAATGAAGAAGTAGCCCAGCAGATGACAGAAAATCTGGAAAAAGAAGCAGGCATGCCGGTTGACTTAGAAGAAGCAGAACAGAAAGCATCTGAGGATGTCGTAGCACAAAGAGAAGAAGCTTTAGCAAAGCAGCTTGCAGAAATGAAGAAGCGCAAAAAGAAACTGGTGGATCCGCTGCAGTTTGAGATGTCCATCCAGGCGGAAGACCTGTCCAGCTATGTTCCCTCTTTTGGGTGGGAAATGGGACCGCCATCTGAGAAGCAGAAAAAGACACTGGAAAAGCTGGGCATTATGCCGGATGAAATCGAGAATGCAGGAAAAGCAGAAAAGATCTTGGATCGATTGAGTAAAAGACGCACGGAGGGGCTGACGACACCAAAACAGATCCGTTTTCTGGAAAGCAGGGGATTTGAGCATGTAGGAACCTGGCAGTTTGAAACAGCAAAGAATCTGATCGACAGGATCGCAGCGAATGGCTGGCGGATTCCAATGGATATCAACCCGAGAGAATATAAAGGAGCTTAAAGAGTATGGAACAGAGGACGAGCCTTACAGAAATTATAGAACATATCAATCCATCCGAGCTTACTTATCAGGAATGGTGTTCTGTTGGAATGGCTCTGAAACAGGAAGGGTATCCGGTTTCTGTGTGGGATGCCTGGAGCCAGAAAGATTACGGCAGATATCATACAAATGAATGTGAGAAAAAATGGAGAACCTTTTCCGGCTCATCCTCACCGGTAACCGGCGGCACGATCGTACAGCTTGCCCTGGATCATGGATGGGTTCCGGAGAAGGGCCATGAACTGGATTGGAACGACAGTATCGCGGTGGACAGTGATCGTGTTGTTGTGGATAAAAACTGGCTGGAAGGGAAAGAGATACAGGAGCCTTCCAACTGGAATCCGGCGGAGCAGCTGATCACGTATCTGGAAACACTGTTTGAAGCAGGAGAAAACGTAGGATACGTCACTGGAAGCTGGGAAAAGACAGATGAAAAAGGTACGCGCTGGCTGCCACAAAAAGGCAGCTGGGACCGTACTGCCGGACAGTTGATTGAATTGCTGAACGACTGTAAAGGGGACATTGGCGCAGTACTTGGTGACTACAATCCGGAAGCGGGGGCGTGGATCCGCTTCAATCCGTTGGACGGAAACGGCTGTAAAAATGAAAATGTAACAGAGTACCGGTATGCTTTAGTAGAGTCAGATCATATGGAGCTGGAACAGCAGAATGCTATCCTGCGGGAGCTAGAACTTCCGATCGCCTGCCTGGTATATTCCGGAAAAAAGAGCCTGCATGCTATTGTGCGGATAGATGCGGCAGATTACAACGAGTATCGAAAACGGGTTGATTATCTGTATGAAGTCTGCCAGAAAAACGGAATCGACGTGGATACACAGAACCGGAATCCATCGAGACTTTCCAGAATGCCAGGAGTGCAGCGTGGTGAAAAGAAACAGTTCATCGTAGATACCAACATCGGAAAACAGTCCTGGAATGAATGGTACGAGTGGATTGAGGGTGTCAACGATGATCTGCCGGAGCCGGAAGGGCTGGAAAGTGTATGGGATAATCTGCCGGAGCTGTCGCCGTGTCTGATTGATGGGATCCTGAGAAAAGGCCACAAGATGCTCATTTCCGGCCCATCCAAGGCGGGAAAGTCATTCCTGCAGATCGAGCTGTGTATAGCCATAGCAGAAGGAAAGAAGTGGCTGCAGTGGAATTGCGCACAGGGACGTGTCATGTACGTCAATCTGGAGCTTGACCGGGCAAGCTGCCTGCACCGTTTTAAGGATGTATACGAAGCAATGGGCTTTACGCCGGATAATCTGCAGAATATTGATATCTGGAACCTGCGTGGTAAATCAGTCCCTATGGATAAGCTGGCACCAAAGCTGATCCGGCGTGCTGCGAAGAAGAACTATGTGGCTATTATTATTGATCCGATTTATAAAGTCATAACGGGAGATGAAAACAGCGCGGATCAGATGGCGAATTTCTGTAACCAATTTGATAAAGTCTGCACAGAGCTTGGATGCGCGGTGATTTATTGCCATCATCACAGTAAAGGAAACCAGGGCGGAAAGAAATCTATGGACCGTGCTTCTGGCTCCGGTGTATTTGCCCGTGATCCGGATGCCCTGCTGGATCTGATCGAACTGGAACCTACGGAAGCACTGATGAAACAGGAAGAAAACAAAGCGATCTGCAAGGCGTGTATGGACTATCTGGATGCGCATTTCAAGTGGGAGGATGATCTTTCACAGGACGATTTACTGAGCAGTGCGCAGATGATGAGCTACTGCGAGGCGCATCTGGACCGGTGGCAGAAGATAGCCCTGGATAAGCAGATCACCGAGACAAAAGCGGCAGTACAGGCCCATACGGCATGGAGAATCGAAGGGACACTTCGGGAATTTCCAAAGTTCGAACCGGTCAACATGTGGTTTGAGTATCCGGTTCACTGCCTGGATCAGATCGGCGTGCTGAAAGATCTTGAACTGGAAGCAGACAAACCGGCATGGCAGAAAGGTAGAGAAGCCAGAAAGAAACAAGGAGAGCAAGCGCGTAAAGCCAAAAAGGAAAAATATAAGATGGCGATAGAAAATTTCCGGTTTACGCATGAGGACAAATATCCGACGGTAAAGGAGCTGTATGAAGTCCTGAAATCGGATGCAGAAGCAACCGGCGAGAAATATCCGGAGGAAAAAACGGTTCGAAATTCATTAAAAGAAATCGGATTTATGGTAAATAAAGATACACGTTGTATTTGCCCGATACCTGAAACATTTTAGGTCATGGGCAAATGCCCGACACCTAAAACAACATAGGTAACGGGAATGCCCGCGATCATGGTAACGGGCATCGGGCAGAAAGTTGCCCGACACCATGTTTTTTAGGTGACAGGAATGCCCGCCCGGCACCTGTATATAAATATATACCCTAATCGGGCGGGAATGTGCGGGCATGCCCACCCTAAGTGTGGGGCGATTGAGTACGCCCCCACAACGGGTTAGGAGCATACCCACCCAGCACAGACGCGCAGGAAAGGAATGATAAAACATGTCACACGACAAACGACTCAAAATTGCGGGACAGATGCCTCCGCTTAGAAGAATCCCCTTTGGAGAAATTTATGACGCATCGAAAGACGAAGTTCTTCTGTGGCTGAAAGAACAGCCGGAGCTTTTGAATTTGTTTGCTGACAAATTAAGATCTTGGGGTTGCATCACATTTGATAAAAAATCTGGTACTTGGAGAGGGGCTGATTATCATGATTGATTTTTTTATGGCGATGAACCCGCCGACGATAACACATCAGGAACATAAAGTTGCAATCGTAAATGGGAAACCGGTATTTTACGAAACACCAGAATTAAAAAGAGCCCGACAGAAACTGATTGGGCATCTGTGTAAATATAAGCCAGAAGACATGGAACCGTACCAGAAAGGGGTACGCCTGGTTACAAAGTGGTGCTTCCCGCAGGGAGAGAAACATAAGGACGGAGAATACCGGACTACAAAGCCTGACACCGATAATCTGCAGAAGCTGCTGAAAGATTGCATGACGACGGTAGGCTTCTGGAAAGATGATGCACTGGTTGCGTCAGAGATCGTGGAAAAGTTCTGGGCGCGCATCCCAGGCATTTACATCAAGATTGAGGAGCTGCCATGATGAATTATTTTAAATTCTTTACAGAGGTCTGGCGATTCTTCAAGAAGTATTATAATCGGCCAGGAAAAGAACAGGACTATGCTGAGAGCGTCCAGGAATGCTCTCAGCTTGCGAAATCATTCGGTAATGGGGATTTTGTAGACCGGGTATGCATTGCAGTCCTGGAAGAACTGGAACGCTGCTGGAAGGGCAGAGAGGAGGAGTAGAATGGAAATCATTGGAATTATCGTGTTTTGCGGGGGGATCATCTGTGCGGCGGCGTTGCTGCTGAACCGCCCGGAATGTGAGAAGGATCCGAGGGAAGATCAGGAGCAGATGGAATACTTGGAAGCATGGAAGAAAAAACATGAAAGGACGGACAAAGAAAAATGATACCGAGAAAATTTACTGGAGAAATGCTGAAAGGAAGAAAAGCAACGCTGGAACGCGATATAAGAAATGTGGCAGGCGTAGCGATAGGGAAAGGGGCGACAGTTACAATCACGGAGGTTGTGCGCGGAAAAGGGCTGACAATTAAAACGGAGAAATGCCCACATTGCGGACAATATTCATACATCACAAGAGTACAGAGAGAGGATTTAACACTGCTACCAAATGTATAGTAGTATTTTGTGCGCTGGTAATCGGAGCAGCGGCGTGGCTACTGAACCGGACAGAGCGTCCAAAGGATCCGCGGGAGGATGAAGAACAGATGGAATACTTAAGAGAATGGAGTGAGAAGCATGGTAAGACTAACGGAAAAAAGTGAAAGAGGATTATGGCACCTGAGAGGTGTAAGCTGGGAGCAGCTGCAGGAAGGTCATGTGATTACCAAGGATATGAGTCAAAAAATCTATGGAGCCCTTGCAAAATTGAAAGATTACGAAGAGACTGGGCTGGATCCGGGAGAGGTGGAAGAAGCAGTTCAAAGGCTCACACCATAATTTTGGCAGTAGTAGAAGTGTATTTGGGTTTAAAAAGAACAGTGACGATTGAAGATCGTGACGGAAATAAGACGTACATCCCGTCAAAAGAAGATCAGATCTTAGGAATGCTGGATTTTATTCTGGCAATGCTGATGATTCAAAATACTATGATCTTGTGAAAAAGTAAATGACAGCTAATATGAAAATACACAGGGAGGTGAAACCGATGGAGCAGTACAAAGAAGAGAATGACAGAAAAAAAGCATATTTAAAAAGATACCATGCGGCAGAATTGGCAGAAAAAGAGATTCGGGAAGAGATCGATGATCTGCGGATGAATAAAATGTTTCCGGCGCTGATCCAAGACGGGATGCCGCATGGGAGCAGTTGCATGGATCTTTCAGAGTATGCCGCACAACTTGATGAGCTGCTGACAGAGTTGAAAGATAAGATGGAGCAGCGGATCAGAATCCGGCGAGAAATTACGCAGCGGATTGAGGCAATGCGAGACGAAACCGAAAAAACGGTCTTGAGGCTGCGGTACATTCGCTGGATGAAGTGGGAGCAGATCGCAGAGAGAATGGGGTACAGTTCGGAACATGTTCAAAGAATACATAAAAAAGCATTAAGAAATTTTAAGATGTCATAGAATGTCATACTATACATGTGATATGCTGTAAGAGCCAGAGAATGGATAAGGGATCAACATTTCCTACACTTTCTTGCAAAACTCCTTAGATATATTTTGAGCGGCGGTCAGGTGTCACAGCCTGGCCGCTGATTGGGCGGCATCAGCCCGCGGAAAATGTCCGAGTAATCGAATGGTGCACGGCGCAGCTTGGTACCTTGCGCCACCTGGAACGTAGCTCAGAAGGAAGAAGCAGTCGCATGCTATTCGCATGAGTCGACAAGGGCGCAGGTTCGAGTCCTGCCGTTCCAACTCTCCAGTGGATGGAGATTCTCCGATTTGTTACTCTTATACAAGGATTCCTCGCAGAGATGCGGGGAATTTTTGCGTGCAGAAATGAGGTGAGCTTGAGTGACGGAAAAACAGAAAAAGTTTTGCGATGAATATTTGAGTGATTTGAACGCCACTCGGGCATATAAAGCAGTGTATAAAGGCGTGAAAAGTGATGAAGTAGCTAAAGCGGCGGCAAGCAGATTGTTAACTAATGTTAACGTTAAAAAATATATAGCTGATCGGATGGAAGAGATCCACAACGAGAAGACGGCGGACGCCCAGGAAGTAATAGAGTATCTGACTTCCGTGCTTCGCGGAAAAAGCAGTTCCACAGAAATTGTAGTTGAAGGAACCGGCGACGGCTGCTCCGAGGCACGAACCATCGAAAAGGCACCGTCTGAGAAAGAGCGCTTAAAGGCTGCGGAGCTTCTCGGCAAGCGATACGGACTGTATACAGAGAAAGTTGATGTGGCAACCGATATGGATCTCAACATCACGATTGACTACGGGGAGGACGATTCCGGATGAATATAAACGTCCAGATGAATCCGGGCTTCAAAGAAGTTGACCGTTCCCGGAAAAGATATATCGTTATGAAAGGCTCTGCTGGATCAGGAAAGAGTGTTGATACGGCGCAGAATTATATCCTGCGGCTGATGCAGGATCCGGGAAGAAATCTTCTATGCGTTCGAAAGGCGGACGTGACCAACAGGGATAGCACTTTTGCAGAATTGCAAGGTGCTATTTTTCGCATGTTTGGGGAGCAGTACAAGAAATATTGGCATATTAACAGCTCCAACATGATTGTGGAGTGTAAAATCAACCGCAATCAGATCATTTTCCGAGGCGTCAACGATGAAAAGCAGCGTGAAAAACTGAAATCCATTACATTCAAACGTGGCAAGCTGACGGATGTCTGGATCGAAGAAGCCACGGAAATTACGCAGGCGGACTTCGAGATCATTGATGACCGTCTCCGTGGTGAACTGCCGGATGGACAGTTCTATCAGATCCGGATGACGTTCAACCCGGTATCGGCGTACCACTGGATTAAGCGTGTGTTCTTTGACCGGTCAGATCCGGATGTTCTGACACATCAGTCAACCTACGAGCAGAACCGCTTTATCGATGATGCCTACCGAAGACGTATGATGCGGCGTAAGGAAGTGGATCCAGAGGGGTATCGGGTGTATGGCCTGGGGGAATGGGGCGAGGTCGCCGGACTGATCCTCAAAAACTATGTTGTCGAAGAATTTGACTGTTCACCGGAACGATTCGATTACATGGTCAATGCACAGGATTTCGGATTCAATCACGCCAATTGCATCGGTGAGGTTGGCTTTAAGGATGGTGATCTGTATCTATGCCGGGAACTGTACGTGTATGAGATGGACACGGACGAGATCATCCGGCTGGCGGAGGGGCAGTTCAACAAGCGCCTGCGCATGTGGTGCGATTCTGCGGAGCCGGACCGTATCAAGATGTGGCAGAAGGCGGGATACCGCGCAAAAGGCGTGCAGAAGGAGCCGAACAGCGTGCATGCCCAGATAGATTACCTGAAACAGCACAGAATCCATATTTACCCGTCCTGCGTCAATACAATAAAAGAAATTCAGCAATGGAAGTGGAAGAAGGATGAGCGTACCAACACTTATCTCGAAGAGCCAGTTCCATTTTTTGATGATGCCATGGCGATGCTTCGGTACTCCATTGAGGAAGAACGCAAGGCGAAACCACGGCTGAACAGAAAGGTGAAAGGAGGGATATAGAAGTGCAAACGAATTTGTATAGGCTGCCGTCGGAAGAGACGCTGACAGATGCCAAATTGAACGAATTTATCATGCGGCATTCCGGAGAGTGCGCATTTAGATACAGCAGGCTGCAGGAGGCCTACGAGACGGATTACCCGATCCTGCATGAGCCGTTAAAGCCCAAGTGGAAGCCGGACAACCGAATCATGGTCAATTTTGCAAAATATATCGTGGATACGATGAATGGTTTCTTCATCGGGCATCCAATTAAGCTACTGGTTGATGGTGGAAACGAAGTGGTTGAGAAATATGTTGAGTTCCTGGATCAGTACAACGATCAGGACGATAACAATGCTGAACTGTCCAAAATCTGCAGTATCTTTGGCAAGGGTTATGAAATGTATTATGTGGATGAGAATGGGAATATCGGTATTACATACCTGAGCCCGCTGGATGCATTCATGATCTACGATGATTCCGTGCTGGAAAGGGAACGATATTTCGTGCGGCTGTATTACGATTCGAATCAGATCCTTCATGGAAGCGTATCGGACGAGACGAAGGTCCGCTGGTTTACAATCAAAGGAAAATTGCTCTGGGATGCAGACGAGAAGATACACGGCTTCGACGGCGTTCCGGCATCGGAGTACGTAGAAAACAAGGAGCGTATGGGAATCTTCGAGCCGGTCCTTACGATGATTAATGCATACAACAAGGCGATCAGCGAGAAAGCCAATGATGTTGACTATTTCGCGGATGCCTATCTCAAGGTTCTTGGTTCCAAGCTGGAAGAAGACGATGTGGCGCATATCCGGGATGACAGAATCATTAATTTCGACGGGGACACCGAACGGTTGATTGTCGAATTTCTTCAGAAACCGGATGGTGATACCACGCAGGAGCATCTGATCGATCGTCTGGAAAAGCTCATTTTCCATATCAGCATGGTGGCCAATATCTCGGATGAGAATTTTGGCACCAGTTCCGGCATCGCCATGAAATATAAGCTGCAGGCAATGAGTAACTTGGAAAAAACGAAAGAGCGGAAATTTACCAGCGGTATGAACCGGAGGTATCGTCTGATTTTTTCAAATCCGGTCTCAGGAATGAAAAAAGATGACTGGGTGAAGATCCATCCACATTTTACACCAAATTTCCCGGCAAACCTGCAGGAAGAGGCAGAGATCGCGAAGAATCTGGAAGGCGTTGTCAGCCAGGAAACACAGCTCGGCGTGCTGTCAATCGTGGATAATGTGCAGAATGAAATCGAGAAAATCGATGCAGACCAGGATAAGGTGAGAGCGGATCCAGTGATGAAGCAGATGTTTGGCGGCGGTGGACAGGATGACGAGTAAGGAATACTGGCAGAAACGTGAGACGGAACATGCCAAGAAGAATAAGATGTCTGAGCAGACCTATGCAGAAGAGATCCGGAAGACCTATGCGTATATGGCGGATCAGATTCAGAAGGAAATCGATGGATTTTACGCAAAATACGCCAATGCTGAGAAGATTTCGCTGGCAGAAGCAAAGAGAAGGGTTTCCAAGCTCGATATCGAAGAGTATGGCAGGAAAGCGGCGAAATACGTCAAAGAAAAAGATTTTTCCGACCAGGCGAATGAAGAGATGCGGCTGTACAATGCAACCATGAAGATCAACCGTCTGGAACTGCTGAAAGCCAATATTGGGCTGGAAATGGTATCCGGATTCGATGAACTGCAGAAATATTTCGATCGGACGCTGACACAGCAGACAATAGAAGAGTTTCGCAGACAGGCGGGTATTCTTGGCAATTCCGTGCAGGAAAATGGGAAAATGGCGCGGGCAATTGTCGATGCGTCATTCCATAACGCCACTTATTCCGATCGAATCTGGATGTATCAGGATATGCTGAAAGCAGAGCTGGACAAGCTGCTGAAAACAGGGCTAATCCAGGGCAAGAACCCGCGGGAGCTTGCGGTGCACCTGCAGAAACGCTTCGGCGCAAGCAGGGAGGATGCAGAGCGGCTCATGGTCACGGAGCTTGCCAGAGTCCAGACAGAAGCGCAGAAACAGTCCTACCTTCGAAACGGATTCGAGGAGTATACATACGTTGCCTGCGGGAATGCAGATGTCTGCGAACGGTGCCAGGCGTTGGATGGCAGGCATTTCAAAGTTCAGGACATGATGCCGGGGACGAACGCGCCGCCGATGCATCCGCGGTGTCACTGCTCCACGGCAGCCTATGAAGACAGTGCAGAATATGAGAAATGGTTGGACTTTCTGGAGCAGGGTGGTACCACAGAAGAATGGGAAGCATCGAAAAACAGAAAGGCAAGATATAAAGACAACGAAGGAATATTCCAAACATTGGATGGCAGATCAAAGGGGCGAGACGTTATCAAACCTCGAAATATCATGAAAGAAATGAAAAAGTCCAGCATCGGAACGGAAATGTTGGAATATCTTCAGGAAAATGATATTCAAATAAAGGTATGGTACGGAGTTGATGTTGATGAAGGACTGGACGGACTTTTCGAAGATGGAGAAATCAACATTTATGCTGATAATACCAAAACGGTTCGTGAAACGGCTATTACGGTGATTCACGAGGCCACGCATGCCAAAATCAACAAGCCAAATACCAAAAGTCAAGAACTGCAATGCTATGTGAACGAGTACAGGCATCAAAACATTGAATTGACAGAGAAAGTGCTCCAGGATATAATTAATCATATAAATGATAGATATCCGAATCTGAAATGGGAGTGATTGTTTATGACGAATACTCTGAATATTCCGCCTCATGAGAGAGTAAAGCTCTTGAGAAAAGGCGAAAAAGTTTTGTGCAAGAAATGTAAAAAAGGAATTATGATTCCTGTTGGCGACCGCGAAAAAACCAATACTTTTTACTGCGATTCTTGCAAGAATCAGTTAATTATCAACTGATGATAAGGAGACGGTGCAAATGGCACAAAATGATTATTTCGTGATTGTATACCAGGTACTGAAATATCTGTATGAATGCTTGAAAAAGGGTGAAAAACCAGAAGCGTGTTACTTTACAGCATCGGCTTATAATATTCCTGAGAATTACTGGCAGTATATCATGTTAAGCCTGATTACGGAAGAGTATGTAAAAGGCATTGTCGTCAATCATACGAAAGGTGGCGTCCTTTTAGGCGATCTGCCGGATGCTATTATCACGCCCAAAGGTATTTCATATCTGTTTGAGAATTCATTGATCGAAAAGGCAAAAAGGACATTGAAAGACGTAAAAGAAATGGTTCCATTTGTATAATTAACCACCAGTTGAGAGGCCGGTGGTATTTTTATGCCCATTTGTTAAGAAAGAGAGGATCAGAGAATGATTGAGGTGCGCGTTCGTAAAAACGAAATTAAGGTGTCCGGTCATGCAATGTACGCACCGCACGGGCAGGACATCGTCTGCGCAGGTGTTTCCAGCCTTGTGCGGACACTGATCCGCTCGATCAAGGATCTGACAAGGGACGAAATAGAATACGAAGTATCGCCCGGATTGGTCGATATACAGTATGGGAATCTATCAGAGAAAGCAAAAACGCTGGTGGATTCCTTTTTTGTCGGCATCTGTCTTATGACCGATGAATTTCCGGAACATGTCCGGATCATGTAACTGATGTGACCGAAATGTCGTTAAACTATGATTCCGGAGCAACGGCACGGGGCTATTACAGAACGGGACGGGGCAGAAAGGACAAAAAAATAATGAAGTACAAAAACAACCATTATCGTTGGAGAATCCCAATGATGAACCTGCAGTTATTTGCAGAAGGCGAAGGAGACGGCAGCGGAGCCGGAGACGGAAACGAGGACGGAGCCGGAGCAGGTTCTGGAAATGGCGGAAATGAGATGTCATTTGACGATTTTCTTGGGCAGGCAGAGAATCGCGCGGAGTTCGACCTCAGAGTGCAGAAAGCGGTAAATACAGCAGTGACCAAAGCGCAGGAAAAGTGGCAGGCACTGACTGATGATAAGCTTTCAGAGGCGGAAAAGCTGGCGAAGATGACAAAGGAAGAGAAAGCGGAGTATAAAAACCGGAAGTTGGAAAAGGAACTGGCAGATCTGAAACGGCAGAATTCGCTCTCGGAAATGTCAAAGACGGCCAGAAAGATGCTGGCAGATGAAGAAATCAACATCCCGGATGAACTTCTGGCACATCTGGTATCGGAAAGCGCTGAGGATACCAAGACGGCAGTCGAAGCTTTCACAAAGATGTACAAGGATGCAGTACAGGCTGCCGTAAAAGATGCCCTGAAAGGAAATACCCCAAAGGGCGGATCCGGCGGAAAAGGCGCTGTGACAAAAGAACAGATTCTTGCAGTCAGCAACCCAATTGAACGGCAGCGGCTGATTGCAGAAAATATTGCATTATTTCAGTAGGAGGAAAACAGCATGCATAGAATTGGAAAATTAGGGCTGCAGGTATTTGCGGCACCGGATAACATGACAGGTCAGGAACAGGTCCAGGTAAAAGCCCGCGAGATTGATTTCGTAACATCTTTCGGTAAAAACATTCAGGCGCTGCTTGACGTCCTGGGCATTATCCGAATGATCAAGAAAGATAACAACACCGTTTTAAAGACAAAAAAGGTGACAGGAAATCTGCAGTCCGGTGAGGTCGCAGAGGGCGAAGAGATCCCGTATTCCCAGTACGCTGTGGAAGAAATTCCGTTTGATACTATTAAAATCAGCAAGTATCGTAAGGGAGTAACCCTGGAGGCAATCGCGGAAAAGGGATATGATGCCGCAGTACAGGATACCGACGAAGAGTTCAAAACCGATCTGCAAAACGTTGTCATGGATAAGCTGTACGCACAGCTGAAAGCAGGTTCTCTGACTGGCCATGAAAGCACTTGGCAGATGGCGGTTGCTATGGCAATCGGAAAGGTTAAAGATAAGTTCAAAAAGATGAGAAGAACGGCTACCGGCGTAGCAGTATGGGTAAATACACTGGATGTGTATAAACATGTCGGTGCCGCGGATATCTCCCTGCAGACAGCGTTCGGCTTTGAGTACATGAAGAAATTTCTTGGTGCTGATGTTGTCTTCGTAAGCTCTGAAGTCCCGGAAAACGTCGTCATTGCTACTCCACTCAACAACATCATCGGATATTACATCGATCCGGGCGACTCTGAGTTCGTAAAAGCTGGCCTCAGCTATACAACGGACCCGACTACTCATTTTATCGGTTTCCATGCACAGGGTACCTACGAGAGAGCAATTTCGGATCTGTACGCTATTATGGGTCTGCGCTTATTCTGTGAGTACCTGGATGCCATCGCCTACATCTCCGTTGGTGGCGCGGATACACAGACTCTTGGAAAACTGACCGTAACGGCGGCAGAAGGATCTGAAACAGGAAAAACAAAGATCTCCGTAAAAGAGCAGCTGATGTCTATGAAAAACTGCTGGAAGTACAAAGATGCGGCATCCGCGACTGCCGTGAAATACGGCGATGACGTGAAAAACTGGAGCAAATGGGATGGAGAATCCGAAATCGCATCTACAGCAACCCATCACATCACGCTGGTTGAGTGTGATCAGAATTATAAAGCAGTCCGTTCCGGCGATGTAACAGTAGCTGTGAAGAGCTGAGAAGGAGGAACCTATGTACAGGGTGATTGAATACTTTACGGATCTTCATGACGATGACCATGAGTACCGAGAGGGTGATGTTTTCCCACGCGAGGGAATCAAGGTCTCGAAAGAGCGTCTGGAAGAGCTTGCTTCGGATAAAAACCTGCGTGGAACCCCGGTGATCGAACTGGTAAAAGAACCAGAGAAGTAGGAGGCAGTCGATGCTCGAAGATCTGAAACTGCTTCTTGGACTGGAAGACACAGATAAAAAGACAGAACAGCAGCTACAGCTGATTCTGAATGCCACGAAACAGCGGTTGAAATTTCTTCTTGGCGGTCTGGAGCCGCCGGAAGAAATGGAATACATCATATTGGATGTTTCAGTCATTCGATTCAACCGAATCGGATCAGAAGGGCTCTCCTCTCACAGTGTTGAGGGCGAGAGCCTTTCCTGGTCTGAAAATGATTTTGCCGGGTACATGGATGATATTCAGTCTTATCTGGACAGCCAGCGGGAGGCAAGGAAGGGAAAGGTGAAGTTTTTGTGAGATACGATACGCCAATTTTCTTCCGGCGAGTCCTGCCGGGTGAGTATGATCCAACGACTGGGAACTATGCCGACGATCAGGTAACAGAGGTGCGGAAAATGGCATCTGTGATGGATACGCGGGCGGAAATCATGCAGATCGTATACGGTGGGATCCGTCAGGGCAGCGTGACAGTGCAGCTCCAGAATCATTATCAGAAGCCGTTTGATCGGATCCGGATCGGGAACACAAACTATAAAGTGGACTATACACGGAAATTGCGTGTAAAACAGACATTCATACTATCGGAGGTGGTCTGATGCCGAAAATCAAGCTGGAAGGAATGGAAAAACTGCAGGTCAAATTGAAGAAAAACGTGCAGATGAGCGATGTAAAGCGGGTTGTACGAAAAAATGGATCGGAACTGCAGAAAAAAGCACAGAAGAATGCACCGGTAGGAACTCCACAAAGTACAGGGATACCTGGATATGTGGGTGGAACATTAAAGCGTAGCATCGGATTGGACATTACAGACGGCGGCATGACTGCGGAAGTAGAGCCGACGGCAGAGTATGCGGCGTATGTGGAGTATGGAACCCGTTATATGAACGCACAGCCGTATATGCGTCCTTCCTATACGGCACAGAAAGAGAAGTTCAAATCCGATTTGAAAAAGCTTACGAGGTGACACGATGGACCCACAGCAGGAATTATTCAGTACGTTGCTTCTGGAATTAAAAAAACAGTATCCAGACAGTGTGTATGACACGTTTTTACCGCCGGAAGGTACGCCATACCCGTTTATCTATCTGGCGGACAGCGATTTAACCGATAAAGCCAATAAAACGGCTGTGTTCGGCATTGTAAGCCAGACAATCCACGTCTGGCACGACAATCCGCGGCAGCGAGGCACAGTTTCACAGATGATTCTGCAGATCAAGCAGATTTGCAGACAACTGGAACATACCGGCAGCTTCTCCTGGTCCGTGCAGGACTTGAATCAGAGAATATTGCCGGACACAACTACCAACCAGCCACTTCTTCACGGAATCGTAGAAGTGACTTTTTTATTCAGTTAGGAGAACAGCATGAGAAATACAATAAATTTGCAGTTATTTGCAGATGCGGTACGCGGTAACAAGATCGTATACCTGTACAGAATTGAAAAGGATGCAGCCAAAAATGCAGCTGCTGCATTGGCATTCACCACGGAAAACGGTCGGACTGTAAGCAAAGATGCCGATACTACCGAAACCAAAGATGGTTCGATCCGAACACCGGGAAAAACAGAGGTTGAGATTACAGCGACCAGTATCCTTGCAAAAGGTGATACTTTGCTAGATTCCCTTGAAGACGCCATGGTGAATGATGAAAAAATCGAGATCTGGGAAGCCAATCTTGACGAACCGGCATCTGCCGGAGCCAATAAATTTAAGGGAAAATACTTCCAGGGCTATATCACTGAGCTGGAAAAGACTTCGAACGCCGAAGACATGGTGGAAGTATCCCTTACTTTTGGAATCAATGGAACCGGTCAGAAAGGTGACGTAACTGTAACGACCGAACAGCAGGAAATTGCTTCCTATGTGTTTAAGGATACAACAAAAACAGAAGCGTAAAAGAACAGTTGAGGGCGAGAAATCGTCCTCTTTTTGAAAAGTAAAGGAGAAAAACGATATGGAACTTACAATCAATGGACAGGTGTATCAGTTTAATTTTGGCATGGGATTCATGAGAGAAATGAACAAGAAGGTAAGCATGCCGGTTGACGGAGTCAAAGATGTTAGAAAGAATATCGGTCTGAAATACGCAGTTGCAGAAATCATGGACGGCGACATAGAAGTCCTTGTAGACCTGCTGGATGCGGCAAACAATGGGCAGAATCCGAGAGTGACAAGAGACCAGCTGGACGGGTATATTGATGACCCAGAAACGGATATTGATAAACTTTTCGAGGATACGCTGGGTTTCTTAAAGACAGCCAATGCTACGAAGAAGACGGTTGCAGAAATCGAGAAAGCAGTGGCGGAGGAGAAGGAACGTCAGGAGACGCTGAAAAAGACTCTGGAAGAATTCCAGAAAAAAGCGCAGAGCAAGAAGGAACAGTAGATTTTCAGAAAATTTATCATGATGTTGCGGTAAACTGCTTCCGGTACTTCAATTTTACATCATTCGAACAAGTGGATCAGCTGACGGTAGCTCAGTATAACGTCATGATGGAGGCTCTGGGATTGAAAATGTTTGATCAAAATTTCGCAGCGCACAGGCAGGCGTATCTTGATTTCGCTGTGCGTGCAGAGCGTAAAGCCGGTAAAAAGACGGTTCCGGTCTATAAAAAGTTCCGGAAATTCTTCGATTATGAACGGGAACTTGAAAATTTGAAAAAACACAGAGCAAAAAGGACAGACCCTCGCTTTACTGGAATTTCAAAACTGATTCGGAAAGGAGATGGTGAAAACGGCAGAGTCTTATAGTGTGAAAGCAGTTTTATCGGCGGTAGATAACAATTTCTCTTCGACGATGAAATCGTGTAGCGATACAGCAGAACGGCTGCGCGGTACCATATCCAGCGGACTTGGATTCGGCGCAATGGCGGCGATTGGAGGTAAGGCAGTTACAGCTGTCGGGAGCGCACTTAAAAGTGTGACAACAAGTGCAGTAAGCGCAGGTATGAGCTTTGAAAATGCGATGTCTTCCGTGGCGGCCATTTCTGGAGCTACAGGAACAAATTTTGAGAGTTTGTCTAAAAAAGCTAAAGAAATGGGCGCAAGCACGAAATATACAGCTACAGAAGCGGCTAATGCAATGGAGTATATGGCGATGGCCGGATGGAAAACTGCGGACATGCTTTCTGGTATTGACGGAATCATGAATCTGGCCGCAGCATCTGGCAGTGATCTGGCAAGAACGTCGGATATTGTGACGGATGCCTTGACAGCATTTGGAAAACAGGCTAAAGACAGTGGAGAATTTGCTGATGTATTGGCAGCTGCTTCTGCAAATGCAAATACGAATGTCGATTTGATGGGTGAAACCTTTAAATATGTCGGTTCCGTAGCTGGCGCAATGGGCTACTCGATTCAGGACATTTCTCTTGCCACTGGCCTTATGGCGAATAGTTCCATCAAAGGAAGCGCCGCCGGTACGGCCCTCCGCTCTACTATTACGCGTATGGCAAAGCCAACGGAAGAATCCAGCATGGCAATGTCTGTATTGGGTCTTAGTCTTACTGATACCAATGGAAATATGAAGTCTTTTGGAGAGGTCATGAAAGACATGCGAAAAAGCATGCAAGGGATGACAGAGGATGAAAAGGCCTCCTATGCAGCTATGCTTGGCGGTCAGGAAGCAATGTCTGGACTTTTGGCGATTGCAAATGCAAGTGATGAAGATTTTAATAAACTTTCCGATGCGATCAATAATGCAGCTGGTTCTGCCGAGAAAATGGCTGGAATCAAAATGGATAACTTGCAGGGAGCTGTTGATGAACTTAAGTCTGGAATGGAAGGACTTGGAATTACAGCTTTCGAACAGGCAAGTGAAAGCCTTAAAGGTTTTGCGGAAAATGCTATTTCCGTGATAAATAATCTTAATCAAAAGTTATCCGATGGAAAGTACATTGAAAAAGCAATCCAGTGGATTCAAAATCTTGGATCTGCGTTTAAAGATGGTGGTCTGGAAGGCGGATTGAAAGAAATTGGAGGTATTCTGGATGGAACCGGGGAGAAGGTAAAGGCTCTTGGAGCGGTTCTTGGAGCTTTGGGTATTGTTACCAAAGCAAGTGATTTCTTTCAGGGTAATACATGGAAACTGGTTTCTACGGGTATTGGGGGGATAAACGGAACCTTGAAAGAGGTGCCGCAATGGGCAAAAAATGCCGGAAAAAGCCTTGGAAAGGCGTTTGGCAATTCGAAGCTTGGTGGAATATTACAGTCCGCAGTTGGAAAAATAAAAAATCCATTTAAAGATATTCTGGATGCCGCCACTTTAGATGGTGCTAATGGGATACAGAAAATTGGAGCATTGGGTGGAAAAGTTGCACAGACAGTTACATCAACCGTACAGACGGTTGGAAAATTGATTTTTGGTGTAGGATCAAAAATGTTTAGCGGTCTGACCCAGATCATGGGTCTTGCTATGAAGGCACTGATGCCGGCGGCACTGATTGCTGTCGTGCTCGCCGGACTTGGACTGCTCTATCAGACTTTTGGATCGCAGATTGACAGTATTTTACAGCTGGCGCAGACACGAGGACCTCAGTTTATCACGAACCTGGTCAACGGAATAACAAGCAGGCTGCCGGAGCTCATTCAGCAGGGCGGACATCTGGTTTCTGAATTGCTGGATACGATTACGGCCAATCTGCCAGCTTTGATTGCGGGCGGAGTAACGCTGGTTCAATCTCTTGTATCCGGCTTGATCAGTGCCCTTCCGGAACTGATTCCATCAGCAGTCAATATGGTAACAACGCTTATTACAGGAATTGCTTCTGCACTACCACAGCTCATTATGACTGGCATGCAGCTTTTACTGGCACTGGCACAAGGAATTACTGAGAATTTACCATCACTGATTGATGCTGCAATTCAATCACTAAGTTCTTTTGTACAGGGAATTTTACAGAATCTTCCTACAATTTTGATGACAGCAGCTCAGATTATCGGAACATTGGCACAGGGAATTATAGGTGCGATTCCACAGCTTTTGAAAGCATTGCCGCAGGTGCTGTCTGCTATGATTGACACAATTATGGCGACAGACTGGCTGGAAGTCGGAAAGCAGGTAGTGTTGGCCATTGGAGAAGGAATCTTCGGTGGGCTTTCCAAGTTTGGTGGAAAAATTGGAAAGTTCTTTGGCGATATCAGCGATTGGTGCGCTGGAGGAGAAAAAGGCGGCAAGAGTGTAACGTCTGGTGCAGCATCTGGAATTAATGCCGGAAGCTCGCAGGTATCCAGCGCGGCGAATGCACTCGGGAATACTGCGGCAAGCAGTACGGCGGCCGGAATTCAGTCTGGAATCGGAAGCGTTGCTGCGTCCGCCAGCAGTATAGGCGACACAGCAATCAACGCGATTACATCCGGCATCAATAGAGGCAGCGGAGCTTTGACCTCAGCGGGCACGAGCGCAGGAACAGCAGTTACAGAGAGCATGGATACTGGGTTGAAACCATTGAACAATATTGCGTCCACATCAATGAGCAATTTTTCAAGCACAATTTCGAGTGGCGGAACGAAAGCAGTCTCCAGCGCTAAAAATGTTTCAAAAGCAGTGAATGCCGCTCTGAAAACGACAGAACCGGCGGCACTTCGCAGTGGACAGAGCGTTGGAAACAGTATGGCAAACGGAATCCGGTCAAAAAACAGTACTGTAACGAGTGCATCACGCGCACTTGCAAATGCGGCAAAGGCGCCTTTGAGCAATATAAACACTTATTCTTACGGCGCTTACATCGGAATGGGTCTCGCTAACGGTATGGCAAGTCAGGTTGGCTATGTAAGAGCAGTGGCGGCACAGCTTGCGGCTGCTGCAGAGGCGGCAATCCGCGCGAAAGCACAGATTCACAGTCCGTCACGGGTTGCGGATAAGCTTGGTAGTTATTTTGGAATCGGCTGGATCAACGGGCTTATGGATCATGTCCAGGAAGCAAAACAGGCAACTATGGAACTGATACAAATTCCAGAGCTTGCACCTGTGCCGGAAATCGGGATGAGCCTTAGAACAGGCTATGAAGATCTGAACGACAGTTACCAGTACAGCAGCAGCGGAAAGTATACCATCTACGTACCGGTTAATCTGGACGGAAGAGAGATTGGAAAAGCGACTGCAACGTATACACGAGAAGAAATTGAGAAACAGGAGACAAGGGAGAACCGAAAGAAAGGCAGGAGAACTAATGTATAACTTTGTAGATACCACAGAGCGATACCCAGGGCAGAACCTGCCTTCGGAGGCTCTCATGTTTAATGGAAGTTATCTTGAGAACGTAATTCCCGGCTATCGGACACTTTATGTGTCCGGCCGGGAAATTTTGGGTACGGAGATTACAGATCTGGAAACAGGCGTGTCTGACGGTACAAAGTATCGACGAAAGCGTTATCAGCCAAGGACTATTGTGGTGGGATATCAGCTGGTAGCCAAAGATAATGCAGCTTTTCGCAGTGCTTACAACAAACTGAATGCTCTTCTGGATGCAGAACAGGCAACCCTTATTTTTGCAGATGAACCGGACAAATATTATATCGGAACAAAGCAGGGAACGAGTGAAGTGCCGGCGGGAAGAAATGCGATCACTGCGGAGCTGGAATTTTACTGCGCGGATCCATTCAAGTATTCGGTGGAAGAATTTACGGTGAATCCGACTGCGGATGACGGAAAAACGTTCATTGTGTCGTACAACGGCACTTATCGGGCCTTTCCAAAGCTTCAGGCAGTAATGCACAGTGAAAATGGAGTAGTAGGTTTTGTAAATGACTCCAAGAAAATTCTTCAGTTCGGTGATCCGGATGAGTTGAACGGAGAAACATACAAAAAAAGCGAACTGATAACAAGCTATGCTGACCAATATGTCTGGTCACAGGATGCGGCGTGGAAAGATGATACAGGGAGCAACTTCTTATACAGTAACAGCAAGACGGCTGGAAAGCTGGGTGTCATGAGCGTAGACAGCATCAAAGGTCTGTATCTGGCCAGCAGTGGATATGTAAGTCCAAACACAAACGGCTGGAATGGAGCTATGAAATCTATTGATGTGGTAGATTCCAATGGAGCAAAGGGAGCGACGCACCTCTATTGTTACATGAACAGCTGGTTTGAAACTGGTCTTATGGGGCAGACGGGCTGCCAGGCGATTGCTTTCTGCGATGCGAACGGAAAAATGATCTGCTGCCAGGAGATATACAAAACCGATACGATCGGAAACACAGCGCACATGAATATGTGGGTAGGTGGAAACAACCCGCGTATCGTCAAAACATATACTTTTGAACCTTGCCATCGAAAAGATGCAAACCCATACAGCCAAACGTATGGCGCAAGCGACATGATGAAACATGGAGAGAAAATACGTTTTTTCTGGAAGGGCAGTTATCCGGAATTTACAGTTCCAGAATTAAAAAATGTGAAAGTGGCAACAGTGAAATTGTATTTGGGACAGTGGGGAAGTCGAAATACAGGAAATCAGCTTGTCACCAGAAATTATTTCCGCGGCATCTTCGTGAGAATTGACAATGTAGAAAAATGGCGTGATATTCCGAATAAATTTTCGGTAAATCAGGTTTTGACAGCTGACTGTAGCAATGGAGAGGTCATGTTACAGGGACTTCCGAGACAGGATCTTGGTGCGTTGGGCAACGATTGGGAGAACTTTTGCCTGCAGCCTGGAATGAATCAGATCCAATGCATTGCATCGGACTGGGCAACACAGCCAACATACACAATGAAATACAGGGAGGTGTTTCTATGATTTTATATTTTGCGGACCGACATATGAATGTTCTGGGGCAGGCGAGTACACATCTTCCGGAAGGGCTGAGAGTTTCAGATGACCTGAAAACGGAAGAAGTAGAAGCTGGTGTTGCAACACTTGAATTTACACTGAATTATACAGAAAAAACGAGAAAAGAAGCTTCTCGGTATGGGGCAGTCGGAAATTACATTCTCCGAAAGAATGGAGAGGAAGAGGAATTCTATACCATCATTACCAGTGAGGAGAATGTTTTTAAACAGGAAGTCGAAATTTATGCAGAAGACGCAGGAATGGATCTACTGAATGAAACGGTTGGAGCCTATGCGGCCGACAAAGCATACCCGGCGAGCTATTACGTTGAGAAATTCAGCTACGATTCCGGTTTTGAAGTAGGACTGAACGAGGTCAGCAATCTGAACAGAAAACTGTCCTGGGAGGGGGAAACAACAGCTTCGGAGAGAATTCTGAGTGTTGCCACACAGTTTGACGCGGAGGTATCGTACAGTTTTGAGATCGATCGGCTGCGGATCCGGCACAAGTATATCAATCTACATAAAAAACGGGGAACAGACAGCGGCAGGGAGCTGCGGATCAATCGGGAGATCAACAATATCATTGTAAAGAGTTCTGTGGAAGATCTGGCGACTGCACTGTCCGTTACAGGAGGTTATCCGGAGGAAAGCGAGACGCCAATCACTTTAAAGGGATACAAATACGATGATGGCGACATCTATTTATCCGGCAGCACGCTGTATTCCAGGAGTGCTGTGGCAAAATGGAGCAGGTATCTGTCTGAAAAGGGAAATGGAACAGGGCATATTGTCCAGTCATATTCCTACGATACCACCAGTCAGTCAGAACTCTGCAACCGGGCAGTTTCAAAGCTGAAAAAGATCTATGATGCAGCGGTATCCTATGAGGTTGAACTTGCGTATCTGCCGGATGGAATCCGGATTGGTGATACAGTGAACGTCGTGGACGATGCAGGAGAACTATATTTGTCGGCACGTATCATGAAGCTGGAGTCTTCAGCTGCGAACGATGAATATACCGCTACGCTTGGAGATTACAAGGCAAAATCAAGCGGTATATCAGATAAAATGGTGGAACTGGCTGCTCAGTTCGAAAAACTGGCACAGAACCGGACGTTTTATACCTGGGTTGTTTTTGGCGATTCAGAAACAGGCAGCGGAATTTCACTTAACTCAAGTGGGAAAAAATATATGGGCATTGCCTATAACCAGACGACAAAACAGCCTGCGTTGACAGACCCAGGCATTTACAGTTGGGTAAAGGTTGCTGGCGATCAGGGAATCGCAGGAGCACCGGGAAAAGACGGCCTGACAAGCTTTTTCCACGTAAGATACGCGGACGTCTTAAACCCTGCAGCAAGCCAGCTGAGGAAGGACACTGGAAAATATATTGGAACGTATACGGATTTTACATTTGAAGACAGTACGGATCCAACGAAGTATACTTGGAGACAGTTCCAGGGAGATGACGGAGAAGATGGAGCGGACGGAATTCCGGGTGTAAATGGAACCAATGGTGAGACCAGCTACCTGCATATAGCCTATGCAATCAGCGCGGACGGAAAGTCCGGATTTTCTACAACGAACAGCGTAGATAAGACTTATATCGGACAATACGTGGATTTCGCAAAAGAAGACAGCACGAATCCGGCAAAATACCGGTGGACGAAGTTCCAGGGACCAAAAGGCGACAAAGGAGATCCGGGAACGCAGGGATTGCAGGGAATCCAGGGAGAAAAGGGAGACCAGGGCATTCAGGGTGAAAAGGGCGCGGACGGAAAAACACAGTACACGCATATTGCTTATGCGAACAGTTCCGATGGAAAAGTTGGATTTTCCGTATCTGATGCGGCTCGTGATTACGTCGGAATGTATGTGGATTTTACAGCAGCAGACAGCACGGATCCGGCAAAATACAGCTGGTCGAAAATCAAAGGCGCAGATGGTACACAGGGAATCCAGGGCAAGCCGGGAACAGACGGAAAAACGCCGTATCTGCATGTCGCATACGCCAATAGCGCAGACGGGAAGACAGGATTTTCTGTTTCGAATTCGGCAGGAAAAACGTACATTGGCGTGTACACAGATTATACCAAGGCTGATTCCACGGAACCAACGAAGTACAAATGGACGAAGATTCAGGGGCCGCAGGGAACGCAGGGTTTGCAGGGAATACAGGGAGAAAAAGGAGAGCAGGGCATTCCCGGGAAAGACGGAAAGAACGGTTCAACAACGTACTTCCACATCAAATACGCTGCAGTATCTAACCCGACAGCAAGCCAGATGACAGAAGTACCCAATACGTATATTGGAACGTATGTGGATTTTACGGCAGCAGATTCAGCAGATCCTGCAAAATATACGTGGTCAAGGTTCCAAGGCATCCAAGGTGAAAAGGGAACGCAGGGTATTCCGGGAACAAATGGAGTAAACGGAAGAACGTCGTATCTGCACATTAAGTATTCGAATGACGGTGGAAAGACATTTACCGGAAACAGCGGCGAAGATAGTGGAACTTACATTGGAACATGTGTAGATTACACACAGAACGATCCGACCAATGTTAGCGCCTATAGCTGGGCGAAAATCAAGGGCGAGACGGGAGCAAAAGGTGATAAGGGTGATACGGGTGCAAGTGGAAAAGGCGTTAAATCTACTGCAGTAACATATCAGGCAAGTTCGTCTGGAACTACGATCCCTACTGGAGTATGGTCAGCAACTCCTCCGGCGACAAGTGCGGACAAACCATATTTCTGGACTCGTACGATCATCACCTATACGGATAATACAACTTCAACTGCTTACAACGTTGGTAGTACACCGGAAGGAATTGTCGTCGGTGGGCGAAATTTGGCGACCAATACCAATAAAGGAACAACCGGGTGGGGTTGGAATATGCACACGGGTGGCTGTACGAAAACACTTGTGTCTGAAAATGGGGTTGATACATGTAAACTTACCAGAGATTCAGTGGCTCAAACTGGATGGTCTGTAATAGAGTTTTCTTATATTGGACGCAGTAAATGGGAAGCTAATACTGACTATACGGTATCTATCGATGTCAGGGCAAGTGTTGTCACGTCGATGAATCCACGTTTTATGAACACGATCGGCACGAATACCTTGATACAGTCTCGAAAAGTGATAAATAACACGACTGTAGCCAACGTATGGACTAAATTGGTATGGATTGTCAAATCAGTAGCTACGCTGCCGACAGATACTGGACAAAATACGTATTTTGTCGGAATGAATAGCGGAACAGGGGTTTCTTATCAGTTTAAAAATCTGAAGATCGAAAAAGGTAACATTGCAACTGACTGGACTCCAGCGCCGGAGGACTATGTGTCTTTCGTAGACGTTGAATACTATTTGTCAACCTCGGCAACTTCATTATCCGGCGGCTCATGGTCAACGACAGCCCCAACATGGGTTAACGGAAAGTATATGTGGAGCCGTACGGTAACAACGGACGGGGCTGGTTACAGAACATATTCGCCAAATCAAAATGGAGTCTGCATTGCAGGAGCGCAGGGAGCAACCGGTGCCAAAGGTGATAAAGGAGATACTGGAGGGACTGGTGCAACCGGAAAAGGCGTTAAATCTATTGTAGAACAGTATTACAAATCAACGTCAGCAACAGCCATGTCCGGCGGATCGTGGAGCACGACTTATCCTGGATGGGAGAACAGTAAATATATTTGGACGAGATCGGTGATTACCTATACTGACAACACGACTTCAACGACAACAGCTGTATGTGTAACTGGTCCTCAGGGACCACAAGGTCCTCAAGGTGTAAAAGGCGATAAAGGTCCTCAGGGAGATAAAGGTGCAACCGGCGCAACAGGTCCTCAAGGTCCACAGGGCGCTGCAGGTAAGGACGCAAATCAGGTAGTGCATACGGTAAATGGAAACGGTGAGTCAAATCTTTATGTCGAATTTGCTACAATAAAGATCACAGGTTCGTATGCAAATCAGCCAACAACATTTAAACTTGGTGGCAGAGGTTTTGAGACAACAGATGTCCAGTTTAGTTTTATCTCTGCAAATAACTCAGATCCTGGATTGGATTTCCTAAGATCTTCAGGCGGATGGTCGTTATGGATTTATAAAAAGACTACTTCAACGTGGGGCCTTATAACAAGATTAAGTGAACCGTATGGACAGCTGAGAGTATTTAACTATACTCAAGGTTCTGGTCCATATACAGTGACGTGGACATCAACCAAATTAGCTTCTTTACCATCTGGTTCAATTAATGCGAATCCTTTACAAGCAGCAAAAACAGCCACCAACTTTATGCAGTTTACTGATGGGACCGGATTGGAAGTTGGAAATAAAACCAGCGGATCTTGGTCTGGCTATCGGACTAAGATTTCAGCATCAGCATTTGAGATTCTTAACCGGGCAGGAACGACACTCGCATATTATGGTGATAAGTTGATCCAGCTTGGAAAGAACGCAAAAGATGCGGTTATTGAGTTATGTGGTGGTGTCGGTAAGATTTTGGTTGAAACAAAATCCGGCAATGCGGCTCTGTCAATCCAGAGCGAATATGTAGATATTAAAGGTGTCCACGAATCTGTATTGGAGACATCAAGTTCTTCTGGAAGCTGTATAGCCGGAGCTGTTGACGATTCTTTTGTTGTAAATACTTACTCGGATGCCAACAACAAAGCAAACTTCGATATTGGTAACGGTAGCATTATTCTTGAATCAAAGAAGAAAGGTTATCAGGCAGAGGTCGAATTTTATGGCTGTGGCTGGTCTGGAGGAGTGTATACTGGAGCGTTCGCACCGACCAAGGCGTACTCCGAAAAGATTATGTTAGGAGATAGTGGAAGAGTATGGGAGCGTTTGATTGTTAAAAACTCCCCACAGGTCACATCCGATCGCCGCGCCAAAACAAACATATTTCCACTCGGTGAGAGCAAGATCAATAAGACGGATATTCATTCAGAGCTGTTCGATCGCTTAAAACCAGTTCAGTATCGGATGATTGACGGTGATGGGCGCATTTGTTATGGGTTCGTCGCACAGGATGTCGTAGAAGCCATGCGAGAACTCGGAATCCGAGAAGACGAGCTGGATCTGGTACACCACGACAGGAAGAACACTGAGGATAGCTATATTGATACTTATAGTATGGTATATACCAATTTGATTGCGATAATAACGCATGAGCTTCAACTCGAAAAGCAAAGAAGATCGAACCTTGAAATAGAGGTTGCGGATCTAAGAAGTGAACTTGAATCCATGAGAGATAATATCTCTGGAGATACAAATTAATTTTTAGGAGGACAAAAATATGGCAGTATCAGCAACTTACACAAAGGACATTCATTATTCTGGAATCATCACAGTTGACGGCGAGACCGTTGTGTCTATGGACGCTAATATGGATGCAAAACATCCGGATGTTCCAATTGTCAATCGCTACATCAACAACGGTAGAAAGTATCGTGCCAATAAAAAGGATATCGATGATGTTGTTGATAAATTTGAGAATGACATCTGGGACGAGTATGATAAGTACACTGCAGAGCTGGAAGAAAAGGAAAAAACTGAGTAGGGCCGGAAACGGTCCTTCTTCTGCGTTCAATAGTGGGAAAGAGAGACAGAGCAGTGAATGAAATATTAATGCAGACATATACGATAGCACTTCCAGTGCTGCTGGGCTACATCGTCTGGCTCTTAAAAAATCAGAAAAGGGATCGAGACGCGAACAGTAAGGGAACTATGTTACTACTCAGAGTCCAGCTGATTGAGTACCACAGCAAGTACACACAGCTTGGAGACATCCCATCCTATGCATACCAGAACTTCTGCGAGATGTACGAAGCCTATCATGTGCTTGGTGGAAACGGTATGATCACAAAGATGAAGCAGGAAATTGATGAATTACACTTAAAAAAGAAAGGCGATTGACATGGAACAGATTATGAATTATGTAAAACCGGAACTGATCATTGTAGCTATTGTCCTGTACTTCCTGGGCATGGGCCTGAAACAGGCACAGGCTGTAAAGGACAAGTATATTCCACTGATTCTGGGTGGTGTGAGCATTGTACTTTGCGCGATTTGGGTGCTGGCCACCAGTGAGGTGTGCACCGGTCAGCAGGCGGCAATGGCAGTATTTACGGCGGTCACGCAGGGAATCCTCGTCGCTGGGTTGAGCAACTATGTGAATCAGATTATCAAGCAGACACAGAAAACAGAGTGAGGGCGGCCAACAACCGTCCTTTTTTGCGCCGGCGCAAATCTGCCGGAGAAAGGGAAGTATCATGAGAATTGACAGATCTTTTATCAGCAACCAGAACACCTACGAAGAGAACGATCCGCGGTGTATTGTAGTCCACAACACAGATAATTTCAGAGCGGGTGCCGATGCCCGCACACACGCAGAAGCGCAGCATAATGGTGAGCTGTCCAATATGTCTGCCCACTATTACGTTGATGATGGCGACACTGCCTACCAGGCCGCGCCGCATAACCGCGGATGCTGGCACGTCGGAGTCAACTATGGCGGTGCTAACCTGTTTGGACGCTATGGCAATCGGAGCAGCATCGGCGTGGAAATGTGTGTGCAGAGCGGATATGACTATGAGAAGGCTTTCCGTAATACCGTTGCGGTGGTCAAGGAGATCATGAGAAAAACCGGAATCCCGGCATCCAGGGTATATCGGCACTATGATATCTGCAGCAAGCACTGCCCTAGCCAGATTATGGAAAGGGATGACTGGGGTCGCTTCAAGAAGTTGATCAGCGGTGCATCCAACACGCCGAAGCAGCCGGAAAATACGAAATACGAGCCTGGAATCTATAAAGTCAACGATGCAGCGCTTAATATTAGAAGTGCACCAGATGCAGACAGTAAAATCGTCGGAGTAATCCGGGATAAGGGCAGCTATACGGTGACGGAAATCCAGAATACGAGTTGGGGACGGTTGCTCTCTGGCGCTGGCTGGATTAACTGCCATACTAAGTATTGCACTTACGGCGGAGCAGCTCCGAAAGAAGAATCGACCGTAAAAGCGATTTCGGTTGATGGAGTATGGGGACCGGAGCTGACCAAACGCTTGCAGGAGATTTTTAAAACCGGAGTAGACGGCGTGATCAGCGATCAGCCAACAGCTAACAAAGAATACTGCGCTGGCATCGCGGCGGCCGAATGGTCTGATAAACTGTCCGGCGGCTCCGATCTGATCAAGGCCATGCAGAGATGGGCAGGAGTAACCGCGGACGGCTACATCGGGCCACAGACCATCCGAGCGATGCAGAAAAAGCTCGGCACGATGGTTGACGGTGTGATCAGCAATCCTTCTGCTATGGTCAAGGCTCTGCAGGAATGGTGCAATCGCCAGTGAAAAATTAAAAAAGCCCCGGGGAGCTCCCGGGGCAAAAAAAGAAACGCCGCAGCTACGCGGCGAAAAGAATCGTTTTTTTTGTGGTCATTTTTCAATGTTCTGATAACGTATATTATAGAAGCAATGCAATATATTTTTTGAATGGGTGGCATTGCCACCCATCTGCCACCGCTTTTTGCGTACGGGTATAGAAGCGAATATAACTAAAATGCAAAACATTGAAAGAAAGTGCAGATTGTGGTATCATCATAGAACTAGATAGATAAAAAAAGAACGCTTATGATATGATGGTGATATACTTGCCATGTGGAGTGCGTGGTTGCACTACATCGGGTCGATATGTAAGAATCCTTGATTTGCGCGAAGGCAACGAGGAGAGTTCCGAAGAAATAACTGGCTGTAAAGCCAGTGTTTATGCGGAATTCGACGACTGCCCGCGAGTCGGGAAGTTTGTAAAACTTCTCGACTTCCGGCACTTTGAGCGACATATGATGTTCTCACAGAGTGATAGAAAAACCTACAAAAAAGCAATTTCAGACGGTGTGAATGTCTCAGTCGTATTGGATGTGGGGTGTGGAAACACATAAAAGTACAATTAATATTTTGAAGTTATTCAATAGAATACGAAGCGTGAAAGACCGTTCATTTTCAAGTAATTGGAGATGAGCGGTCTTTTTCTGTTTGCAGATAACATTGACGTAACTGAGTAGAAGTTATTCTACCGGAAGAACGGAGGTTGTAATGGAAGAGATAAAGAGTATCAGAATAAGCGAGTTAAAGGACTTTAAGAACCATCCTTTTCATGTGCAGCAGGACATAGAGCTGTGTGCCCTTATGAAAAGTATTGAAGATGAGGGTGTGATTGTACCTTTGCTTGTAAGACCGAATCCTGACGGAGAAGGTTATGAAGTGATTGCAGGACACAGACGAAAGGCAGATGCCGGCTGGGCTGGTCTTGCGGAGGTTCCGGCAGTTATAAGAGAATTGGATGATGATCAGGCGATAGTGGCGATGGTAGATTCTGTGCGCCCGTAAGGCGTTTGGGGTGGACACCCAAGCGACGTGGGTCATTATGATTTTGTTTTGAGAAAACAATAAGAAAAATTATCAAGTGTGAAGAACACAGTCTTATCGCCAACAACTAACCTTGAATGGAAACATAAAGGGGACAACAGCACGTTTGTAAAGGCACAAGTCAACAAAGCTTCCAAGTTGCGACTGAGTGTCGAGGTGAAAGGTACTATATGAGGATGAAAGCTAAACTGCTTGAAGGAAAGTCAGAGGCTAGAGCTAACCATCTCCGCACCGAAGGGAAGATGTTACGGTGATGTATTGGCAGATTAGTATTTTGCTGTCTGCAATCTGCGTGATAATCAATGCAAGCTAGCCATAGGTTCATTTGAGGATGCATCTGAAATCAAGGAAAAATTCAGAGTATTTCTCGAGGATACTCTGCATCTTGAGATGTCCGAAAAAAAGACCAAGATAACACATAGTCAAGATAAAGCAAGATTTCTTGGATATGATATCACCACCGCAAAGAA